ATCTTTTCGAAGATACTCATAGCTCGTTTTCTTGCCATTCGTTTGACTGTTCATAGTCAAAGTCATCAGCCATTAGTCCTTCGACATAGCCTTTGTCATGTGCATATTCACACATAGCCATGTAAGTATCATTCAATATTTCAGATACAAACGAAGCTGTAAGTTTTGTTAGTTCTTCATTATTGGGATAATTATTTACCATCCAATCCCTATAATATGTGAACCCACCACTAGACCATCGATCTAAATCTTCAAAGGTCTTATCGTATACCCAGTTTATGAAATTTTGTTTATCCATTGTCTTTCCATTTCTCCTCTTTTTTCGCAACATAGTTTATAAAATTCATCAGCTACAACTTCACATCGACCAGATGAATGAAATATCTTTTCATTATCATGCGGTGGTCGGCAGATCCTATAAGCATATAGTTTCACATCAGTTGTACCTGCTTCGAAATCCAATATATATGTATATTCTTCCCCCATGTTGCAGTTTGGTTCGATACTATATAATGGACAATCCAAATCGCCAATATATATACCTCTTTGACGATTTATCATGGCTGTAATTAGACTTGCTGGTCTGTTGTAATGTTTAAACAGAACCGATAAATCATAGCCACCTTCTGCAAGATAGCCATCATGGTGGCGATAAAAGTTTAATTTAGTATTACCATATTTTATTATTATCATTGATCTTGTAGACATTGTTCTTACCTCCATTGTTGAGGGGGGCGAACCCCCCCATTGATTATGCTTCTTCAGTTATTGCTGATCTAAAATGTACTTCTAGTTTATTTGGGTTCCAAGTCTGAGTATCTTCATTCTCGAACCAAAAGTAAATTTTATCTACTTCCAATTTATTTCTTTTAGCAAAATTTAATTGGTCTGCTAGGTATTTAATATGCTCTTTGTTGTGTATTGTTTTTAACATTGTTCTTACTCCATATTGGTTTATATTATCATTATATTATCATTACAATTATTAACAATCAATTAAAATCGTAATTTTTTTCAACAAATATTTTTGGTGGCCTTCGCAAAAATACCGACTTCGATGGGTCGATTTTTGACGAATGCACCAAAACCACTCCACCGGGTGCAGCCACTACGTGTTCGCTCCGCTTGCACTCGGTTTTCGTTATATCCGTTTTCAAAAGAAAAATCGGCTCGTGTGCCTTGCGACACACTCGCCAATATGGTAGATGGTCGACTAAGCGACCACCTCCATGTTACTGTATTTCGCGATTATCTCATCAGCTCTCGCGAAGTTTGCAGTCATCGCTTTCTTCGATGATTGCTTCTTCGCTAGCGAAGTACGTACTACAAACTCTACTCCAAATACTGATTTGTAGTAGGTTGTAAGAACATCACGGTAGTGATGATACTCTTCCAACTGTAGTACTAGCTTCTCGTACTGATCGATGAGGTTGCCAATGCCGAAGTCTGTCTCAGCGTCTGACCTATTTTTATCTCTTTCATGCCTGATGTCTGAAGCTTTTTCGGCGATTGTCAACTGAGTACGTTGTACTCTGTAATCGCAGTCCTTTATCAAGCCTTCGATTATAGCCTTAGCTGGTGTCCATGCATGAGGATTCATGTTAGTATCACTCAACTCTAAGCCCATAAAAGGCTTGATTAAGCTATCCAAAGTTATGTTTTGTGTTTTAGTAGTTTTCATAGTCTTTCTCCTAGTTAGTTAACGATATGTGTAGAAGAGCAACTGTAGACCACGAATGCAAGAGCGACCAAAGGGGTCGTGCATTTACTCTTGTATTCTAGTGGGCAAAGTTGCTACACATATCATAAGTTAACAAACTGTGAGAAAACTATTCTACTAAAATACAGAAATATGGGATAGATTGCTAAAGACTGTAATTGTAAACTCTAGTACCTTGACAAGTCTAAAAGCCTTGTGTTATCTATAGTAACCGATAATGGCACTAGAGATATGAAACAATTACAGCCTACTAACAATCACAATATTTCTGAAAAGGCACGTAAACTTGTGGATATACTTGTATCCTCTGGTTGTACTATAACAGAAGCTTCCAAACTCGCAGGATATAAGGGAAACAGTGCTAGAGTTAGTGCTTCTAAGATGCTACGGAAACCAGAGGTACAAGCATACATGATGCAAGAAGTACAACGTGCCTTTGGGTTACACTCTGCAAAAGCTGTTGCCAAGTTGGCAAAGCTGTCCTCACAAGCTAAATCTGAGTATGTTCAACTGGAAGCTAGCAAGGACATACTCGATAGAGCAGGCTTCAAAGCTCCAGACAAACACCAACATCTGGTAGCTGGTAATTTCAACATCAACATAGACCTAACGTAATACCGCCTGCTACTATCGGTATATTGCAGAGGTACCCCCAAAAACTGGGGTGGCGTATATATATAACCACCTGCTCACAAAATTTTTTCCTTCAAAGTCCGTTCAACTTGTGCTATGTATTTTCTATGGCTTATAAAACACCAGCATGGATGAGAAAAGCAGGCAAGAACCCAAAGGGTGGCTTAAATGCTAAAGGTCGTGCTTCTTACAAAGGTGGTACACTGAAACCACCAATTAAGAGTGGGGATCATCCTCGAAGGGCATCTTTCCTAGCTAGAATGGGAAATATGAGAGGGCCAGAATATAAAGATGGTAAACCAACTAGACTTCTGCTATCCTTACGAGCATGGGGTGCTTCGAGCAAAGCAGATGCTAGAAAGAAAGCTAAAGCTATGTCAATACGACTAAAGAATAAAAAGAAAGGTAAGAAGTAATGGCAAATCAACCAATGACACGTGGATCTTTCTTGAACTACACTGTTAAAAAAATGCAAAAGGCAGGTATAACTGTAAAAGATTTAACAAAAGATCAAAAGACTCTTTATGATTATTTTTTAGCTGGTGATGAAACACCTACTACCACTTCAAAACAAGTTGCTTTAATGAAAGCTTACCGTACAAAAGAACCTAAAAAACATCCTTTGTACATAGCTTACGAATCAAAACGATATGGTATATAAGGAGTAAATAATGCCTAAAGGATCAAAACATTATACAAAAGCTGGAATGTTATACACTGGTAAAACACACAAGATGCCAGATGGCTCTTTACATACTGGTGCAAAACATACTAGTGCAAGTAAGCCAGTCTTTCATTTTAAAGACTTACCTCAAAAAGTACGATCAATGATAATGAAAAAACAGAAAGGAAAAATGTAATGCCAAGTGGATCAAAATCATATGGAACAATGAGGAAAAGCTCATCTAAATCCAAATCAAGTGGCGGTCTGACTAAGAAACAAAAGACCTTACCACCTGCACTTCAAAAGAAAATAATGGCTTCGAAGAAGAAGAAGTAAGATGATAGAAGATTTTATAAGAAAAACCTACGGTACAAGAACACAAGGTGCAACCTTAAGAGAAGCTAGGAAGATACGTAGTAAAGCAAAACCTAGAACACCTTATGGTTATGGTATAGGTGGTGGCAAAGACCAAGCAAACTTTAGAAGAATAAGAAGTAGCTTAACACCATCTATGTTAAAATCTCAAAGACCTTCATTCATATCTGATTTAAATGAGAGTAGAATTCCATTCTATGTACCAGCAAGAACTGGTGGACAGCCTAGAGGATCTGATATGGATAAAAAGGTTAAGAAAGAATTAGAAGCTATGTCTAATATTATTCCAGCACCTAAATTGAAAACTCCTAAGAAACCTATTATTACAACTCAACCAAGACCAAATAAAATACAACCAAGACAAAGAATGCCAAGAGGTATGATGTTTGATAAAGATAGGATACCAACAAATCCTTATTATGGAAATAGATTACTACTGGATGCATAATGTCTCACAGAATTTCAAGATTGCTAAGCAGAAGGAATAGACTGAATAGTGTTTCTTATCAGCCTTTAGTATATAGTAACAGAAAAAAAGTTGAGTTTACTCCAAACTCTCTTAGAGAATACAAACTACAACAAATACAAAGAGTAGATAAAAGATTAGGTGTACGTAATCCAAAACGTAGACTGATAAGAAATATTAGTGGTTTAGAATTACAAGAAGCTAAAAAAGATTTGGATGTACCAGCAGATAGTCCAAAAGGAACTCTTGGTATTAGTGCTGGTGCTATGGGCAGTACTGGTAATATGTTTAGTACGGATATTGCATTAACTGGTGGTGTTACATTATTATATATTCGTGGTAAAGATAAAGCTACTGTTGCAAAAGTTGATTCTATATCTGGTAATTTAAGTAAAGGTTTAAAAGGTACTAAATTTAAAAGACGACCTAATCGTGATTTACTAACTTCATATATGGACACTTATTAATGTCAAAGACTGCAACAAAAACAAAACCAGCTTTATGGAAAAGAATAGTTGCACGTATTAAGGCACAAGCAAGTCATGGCACTGGTGCTGGGAAATGGAGTGGGCGCAAGGCTCAAGCCGCTGTAAAAGCTTATAAAAAAGCAGGCGGAGGGTATAGGGGTGGCAGTAAATCTAAAACATCTTTGGCTAAATGGTCAAAGCAAAAATGGAGAACTAAGTCTGGGAAAAAGTCTAGTGAAACTGGAGAAAGATACTTACCAGCAAAAGCAATCAAAAAATTATCATCAAAAGAGTATGCAAGAACTACAGCAAAGAAAAGAGCTGATAAGGCAAAAGGTAAACAATTTAGTAAACAACCTAAAGCGATTGCGAGAAAGGTACGTAAATATAGGAAAACCTAATATGACAATAACAATAGAACAACTACAAAAACAACTAGACGTACTTACAGATTCTAATAAGATGTTGCTCAAAGTAATAGCTGAAAAGAATGAGCAGATTAGTATTTATGAATTTATGCTACGAGCAGAAGAAGAAGATGTATTTACTTTTACGCCAGAAAAAAAAACAAATTGAGGTTACATGGTTGATAAAAAGAAACTAAGTATACTAGAAAAGAATCAGTTAAGAGCCAAGACAATCGTAAAAAATTTTGCTAAAGAAAGAAAAGATCATCTCAAAAAAAGAATAGATCAGTACACAGAACTAAAGATGATTAAGGGTTGGTCAAGAGAAGAAGCTGAAAAGATGGCAAAAGAATTAATACTCGATAAACATAATTATGACTAACATATATACACAAGTAGCTATTAAAGATTTGGATAGACTAAGAGTTGTTGTAAAGACACAGCACATGAAACATTATCCCGAATCACATATCAATAACTATGAAGCTGATAAAATCATAGAATCCTTATCTCCAATGACTAGAGAAAAATTAATTAAACTAGCAGTGGATTATGGGAT